CGGCATGAACACCACATACCATTCCTCGTCGTTGTTGACGCGGATCGGCCGGATATGCGGTGAGGCAAGGCGCGCACGCCGCTTGGCAAGCAGCAGCATGTTGGCGCTCATCTTGTCGGCGGTGTTGTCCACGGTGGCGAGCGCTGTCGCATAGACGCCGGACACCCCGTTGCTGACGGCGATGCCGAACTGGGTGCGATCGGCATTGTTGACGAGGTGGTAGTTGCGCTGTGCCGCAGTGGCCGCAGCGTAGGTGAGCTGCGTATTAGCATCGGCCGTGATCGCACCGAGGGAGCTGATGATGTCGTTCCTGATGCGCTCTTTGTCCCACGTCATCAGCGCATCACGACCCGCATTGCGTAGGTCGATGGCTGACTTCTGCTCGTCCCACTCAGATACCGCAACGGCATGCCGCAGCACGCCCACGGTGACCTTCAGCGAGCGGGCGTTGAGCAACTCCTCATTGCCCTCTAGGACCGTATTACCAGTGACCCCGGCGCCGATCAGACGCCGCACAGTAGCGAAGACTACAGAGTCGCCATTCTTACGGGTGAGGTCGTCCTTTATTTGGATCATACTGTCCATGCTGGTACCGAAATACCGGCTGAACTGGTTTGTTCTTACATATTCCGAGAAATACTGGTCATCCCAGATAGTCGGCGTCAGACCTGGTCTGGCAGCCGTGATGTTCGGGTCGGCCATTGGCCGTCACTCCTAGCTAGCTGGCTCCTTTCGTTTCGGGGACGCCCGTATGCTCGGCGGCAGCACTCGCGCCCGTCATCGACCCTTGCGGTCGCACCCGGCGGCGGTGTGGCTCGTGGCGAGACGAGGCGATAACGCCTGCAAGACCCGCGAACTGGTGACTTAATGCCTGGTATTGGTCGTGCGCTGGCTCAAGATGTCGTCCAGCGACTGCGGCCCGGTAAAGGCTGCTGAACTGCGCGGCAGTGCGCTGCGTGCGTTGGCGAGGCTCGGCGGCAGGTTGGCGACCGGCGACACGCGGGGTGCGGGTTGCCCACCATTGGTGCCTGCCTCGGCTTCCCACTTGGCGCGCAGCTTGGCCTCGTAGCCGGCCGGGTCGGTGGTCACCTCGCGGATCAGCCGCAACCGATCGACCTCCTGCGCCATCCAGCCATACGGATCGGTCTGTTGATACAGTTGGGTATACAGCCGCGGGTCGCGCTCCGCATGCTGCTTGAACTCGGCGATCGCGGCGTCCACCTTCTCGGCGCCCAGTTCCTTCCGCAGCAGCAGCTCCGACACATTCAAACGCTCGTTGAGCAGCGCGCCCTGCAGCCGTGCATGGTAGCCGGCCGGATCTTCTGCGGGATTGATCGGCTGATACTGCGGCTGGGCTTGTGGCTGGGCCTGCGGCGGCGGTGCTTTCTTCAGCTCCTCGAGCTGCTTGGCCAGCATATCGCGCTCGGCCTCGAACTTGGCTGCTTGCGCCACGTAGTTCTGCCGCTTGTGCCGTTCGTCCTCCAGCGCCCTGCGCGGCACCACAGGCTCGCCAGGGGTGGCCTCCGGTGGCTCGGCGTCGTCGTCATCCGGCTTCGGTGTCGGGGGCGCTGGCGGGGCCTCCGGCGCCTCTGGCTTGGGTGTGGACTCTACCGGCGCGGCCGGCGGTGCCTGCTGCGGCTCCGGCTCGGGCGCGCCAGAAAGGAACGCATCGAGCTGCGGATTGGCGGGTTCAGCCATGGTTGTCTCGCCTTTTGAGGGACTAAAGGGACGCGTCCGCCGCGGTATGAATGCAGACGACGTCGTTGAGCCCGGCGATAACGCCAGCCCCGATCAATGTCTGATTGTTATCCGCTGAGCCGTCCGGGTTGACAGTCGCGGCGATATCGCCGCCGGTCGTGGTGTCCCGCCAGTTCGCATTGGCGGCAGACGGGTTGAACGTCGTCACTGACGGCGGCACCCGCATCTGCACGGGGTAGGCCCATTGGAAGCTCGGTGCCGCACCAGCCACTGGATTGGAATAGCAAAGCGCGCCCACCACGCCCGCGTTCTGCGCCGGCGCAGTGCCAGCCGGAAATGACTTCGCGTAGTAGACCTGCGCCAGCGCCAGTTCGGCCCCGGCGGCGCGTGGCACCCACGGCGTCTGATCGGCGCTGCCGGGATAGAGGCGCACGGCGGATATCTCGAGCGTCTGCCCTGGCGCCAGCGTGCTCAGCAGGGTGGTGGCTGTGTTGCAGAACAGCAGTTGGTTGTTGGTCGCAGCCTGCCATGCGTTGCAGGTCGAGGTCTGGGCGTTGGTGCCAGAGCCGGTGTCAAATTTGACCGACATCCCGGTATTGGTGGGCGTCAGCGACAACCCGTGCGCGGTATCGCCTGGGACGGTGAAGCTCAGGCAATGCGAGGCGGTATCGGCCAGCGTGAACGAGCTGGCATAGGACGCGCTGCCCGCGGCGTTGTGGTTATACAGCCCCCATCCGTAGGTGCCTGGTGTGGTCGCCTTGGCGCAGAAGTCGACCACCAGCGAACCGGCCAGCGGCGTGCCGTATTTCAGATCCGCCAGGGTCTGCGCCTGGATCGGCTGCATGATGTAGGACAGTTGCGCGGCAGTTGGTGTGGCGGTCGCCGCAACGGCAATCTTGAGTGACGTCGAGCAGAGACCTTGCGTCGTGCTAGAGCGTTGCAGGGTGGTCGATCCTGCCAAACGGAAGAACTGCCATTGGTCGGGTCCGTAGAGGCCCGAGACGGTCACGACATTACCCTCGTCGCGCTGGTCGATGGCGCCGCATGGATTGACGATGCGATTGTCAGTGCCGGGTGGCGCCGTGACGATGCCAAGCGCCGGGTCGGACGGTAGGATCGCATTCCCGGAATAGAGCATGTTGTTGTAGACAGCGTTGAGGATCGTCGAGTTGTGGTTGAACAGCGCCACCCCGTAGTTCTGCGTCGGCGTCTGCTGGTCATCGAACATATTGTTGCCCAGCATGACGAGATTGGACATCACGCCAGGCTGCGCTGAGGTGCATGATCCGTTCAACAGGATGCCGGCGATGTTGATCGCCGGGAACTGATTGGTCAGCGCGTATTTGACATACTGCCCATTGTTCGCGGTGACGTTGTTCGACAGCACGATGTCGTGGCCGTTGCAGACATAAAGCCCGGGTGTGCCGGCCTGCGAGATGTTGTTATCAGCGGCGCGAAACCGGACATTGTGCAGCGTCTCAAATCCCGCTCCGGTGGTGCCGCGGCAGGTATTGCCAGCCATCAAGCTATCAATCGTCATAGCCACGACGCCGCAGGCTGATGGCGCGCTCAGCGGCCCCTGGAATTCGCTATAGTTTGGCGTAAAGCTGTTGTTGATCAGCTTCAGGTCCTGCAGGTTCTCCAGGAACACCGGGGACGACCAGGTATCGCGGATGCGGTTGCCGCGCAGCAGCCAGTTCGGGTTGGCGAACCACGCGCCGTAAGCGCCCCAGAGACCGAACCCACGCCCCGCCGCCGCCTGCCCGACCGTGGTGACCGGTGTGCCCGCTGGCACATCAGCGGTGAGTGGTGCGGCAAACCTAACGGTGAACGTGCCGGTCGGACTGCTGACCGCGGTCTGATCGACCACGGCATTGTTCGCAGGAACCCCGGCCGGCAGCCCGGTCGCAGCAGTGCGATCGCCGGGAATCAGGCCGACGCGCGCGCACCCGGCGCCCGACATGCAGCCGAACGACATCGTGGTGTCGCCGCTATGGGCGAGCGCCGAGCTGACATAGGTGAACGACTGCGCGGTACGGAAGGTCCGACCGAGGTCATGAAAATAACTATCCTCCACCAGCAGGTCACTGACGCCGCCGGCCGCGGCGACGCTGACACCGGATGGCACCTTGCACTGCAGTGGCCGGTCGATGGTGACGCTGGTGTTGACTACGAACGAGACCACGCGCGTGCCACGCTGGATGCAGCGGTTCTGGTCGGTGTAAATCGTCATTTTGTTGGCCAGTCCCGACGTGTTCCCCGTCGCCAGCACGGTGGCCATGCCGAGCGCATCGGCGGTCAGCGAAAACCCCGTGGTCACTGGAACCCGTGCGTTGATCAGCCCGGTGTCAGTCATCCCTTGGAATGACAGGTTCACTTGTGTCGCGGACGTCGAGGCGATCCAGACGTCGGGATTGATCACCGGGGCGAGGAAATAGCCGCCCGGTCGTGTGGTCGCCGGCACGCTGGCGAAGGTGAGCGATGTGTCGAATGGCTTGGCGGTGGCCGACAGATTGCCGATTGTGATCGGTGGGCTGCCGATCACGGCCAAGCCGTTGCCTATGCCGGTGTTGCGGAATTCATCGCGGATGAACTTTGGGCGGCGCGCGGGCCAGTTCAGGTTCACCAGGTCGCCCGCCGTCGTGTTGGTGGGATAACCTCCATCGAAGGTGATGCCCTCAAATTTGAGGTCGTCGAGGTCAGTGCCGGTAAACAGCGATGGATTGGCGGCATTGGCCGTGGCGGCGATGAACACCACCGGGCCGCCGGACGAAACGATCGTCAGGCCATTGCAACCGGTTGGGATGGTGACGACGCCGCTCAACTGATAGGTGCCGGTCGGGACAGCAACGGTCTTGGTGGGTGTGGCGGCGCAGGCTGCGGTGATGGCCGCCTGAAACGCCGCCTGGGTGTCGGTGGCGCCGGTCTGGTCGACGGGCACGCCAGCGGCGCCGTAATCGAGCGGATTGATCACCTCGGCGGCACGCTCGCCGAGCTTGCGCGGCGCGCTCGAGCCGGTGGCCTTGACGGTGGTGTTGCTCATATCGCCACCAACGGGGGCCGGTATCTGTGCGCGTGCCGCCAGAGGCAGCAATAGCAACGCCAACGCCAGGACTACGGCGCGATGCATACGAAGCCTCCGTTATTATAGAAATCGCCGGATTTCGCTCCGTCTGGCGGCGAGCCGTCGGGCTTGGCCAGCGGCAGCGTTCCACCTAAGCCTTGCAGCCGTGGCGCGGGCACCTCCCACGCCTGCAGTGGCTCGTGCGGGAATTGCGCCACCACCACGTCGTAGGGTTGCTCGCCGGTTCGGCTCGTGCCGTCCACCGAGTTGCCATCCGCCACCTGGCCCGCGCTCACCAGCGCATCCATCGCGGCGATATTCTCCCGCATGGTGCGGCCAGCGCCGCCGCGTGCCACGGTGCGGGCGTAGCCCTCCAGCACGACCTGCGGGCCGCGCGCTCGTATTGCTGCCATGGGTGTCCTCGGAAGTTACGGGATGGTGGCGATCGACTGCGCGCCCGGTTCGTCTGGCGAACGCGCAGCGCCGCCCTTCGGCCTCACCTGTGGGAGAAAGTTCTTGGCCGTCAGCCTATAGTTATGGTCCTGGAATGTACTGCACGAGCAGCAGCTGACAGGACACCGAGCTGGCCACGCTGTTGGTGGCGTTCTGTCCGGTGACTGAAATAGTTGTGACCACCCCGTCGTTCACTGATGTGGTGCCGGAGCTGGTGCCGCCGGTGGCAGCATTGAAAACCGTCCCAACAGACGCCCAGGTATGAGTGGTGGTGCCGGTCTTGACGACATAGACATCGGACGACCATTTGATCGCCGAGGCGATTGCGGCACTCGGCTGGGACGTGTTGGCGGCGCCAAATTTAATACGTGCGGTCTTTGAATCTGTCGTGCCGCCAAAATTTCCTGAGGCGAAGATCCGGATGGTATCGCCGATATTAACCAGTGTGTTGGCGGGGATGTCGAACGTCATCAGCGTGTCTTCGGTCAGGTCGGCGCCATTGCCGGCGATCGTGCCGTTGATATACAGCGTGCGCGCCACGCCCGGCGCGGATGACGGGGCATGGACCGGATCGGTCGCTCTGGCGCCGGTCGTCGTGGTGCCGTCCGACGTGGTGTCACCGGACGCAAATGTGCCCGAGATCCGATCGCTGCGTACCTTTGCTAGGTTGGCTTCCAGCGTGGCGGCAAAAGCACCGCGGATGGCCTTCTCAGTATCGGAGCCAGGATCAACGATGACCTGTGCGCCGCGCCCGGTTGCTGTTGCTGGCATCAGCGTTGTCCTTGTGTTGGCGGTGGCGGATGCATGATCGCGTGCGTCTCGGCGGCTTTCTTGACCGAGGCCATATGCAAGTCCCTGGCACGCGCGGCCTCAGAGAGCGCCTTGAGCCGCTCAGTGTCGGTCTGCGCTTGCGTGTGCTGGATGCCGGCAATGGCCTGTGCGTGCTCCACAGCCGGGTCCAAGCCCTGTTCTGGCGCCTGCTGCATGGGCTGCTGCGCGTTGTCGTCCACGTTCGGCTGGCCGTAGGGCGGTGCGCTGAAATCCGCATGCATGGTGTGGATCTTGCTGATCACGTTCACGCCGCGTTCCTTGGCCAACGCCGCATCTGCCGCGGCCTTGGCCTGGGTGGCGCCAATCTGCGCCTGGGCGTGCTGTTGGGCTAGTTGGCCGGCCTGCTGCTGTTGCTGTGCCTGCGCCTGCTGGTGCGCCTTCATCATCTCCAGCAACTTGTCCTTGTTGCGGAGCGAGCTGGCCGCAATCAGCACCTCGCCGGGGATCAATCCCGGCTGCATGCTCGCGAGCTGCACGAGCGACTGGAAATCCTCTGCCTGCAGCATCGGAATATCCTGGCCCTCCTCGATCGTGATATCGACGTCGAGGTCGGAAATGTCGTTCTCAATGCCGATTACCTGCTGCAGCCGCGGATCTCCTGGCATCAATGGTGGTTGCATCTGTTGCATCGCCGCGGCGCGTTCTTCGTCCGACATTTTCGCCAGCCGGTCCTGCACCGTAATCGGCCGGTTGATACCGACCCAGCGGACGCTGCCGAGGTCGTCGGTCACCCGCACCCACTTGCCGGCGCTCCAATATTGCCGCGCGCCCATCCAGATCATCTCGTAGACGTTGCGGCTCCAAAACCGCAGGCTATCGGCGAGCGGTTCGTTCTGGGCGACGCCCCCGGCTTGGTTGGCGAGGATCGCGCGGCCGCTTAGCTCCTTGCTGTCGTTGCCCATCATCGAGGCGTTGGGGCCGCTGGCCTGCATCTCCATGGTGGCGTGCTCGAGCAACTTCATCTGGCCTTGTGCCAGGTCAGCCGTCTGCGCGATCTCAAACCGCATGCCAGGGGTCACGGTGACGAAGCCGTCTGGCTTGGCGACCTCACGCCGCGCTTTGTCTTCGTCCTCGACCGCAC